AAGGAAGACGATTGGCACGATGAAAAGGTGTGGGCAAAATGTAACCCGTCGCTGGGCGTATCAGTATCCCTTGAATTCTTGCGCGCCGAACACGCCAAGGCGCAAGAGCTGACGGGTTATAGTTCACAGTTCCGCCGGCTGTATTTAAACCAGTGGACCGAAAGCGAAACGCGATGGATCAGCGCCGAGAGCTGGAACGCTTGCGCGGTGCCAGGCTTGGACATTGAATCACTCGCGGGTCAGAATTTGTATATTGGAATGGACCTAAGTACAAGCGTAGATTTAACATCCGTGGTTTGTGTATTTACAGATCAGGAAGAAAATGTAACGTGTATTCCTTTCAGTTTCTGCCCCGAAAACGGTATACGCCGGCGCGCAAAATTAGACCGCGTACCGTATGAGGATTGGCGCGAGCGCGGCCACCTAGAGGCAACAAGCGGGGACGTGGTGGATTATGACGCCATCGTAAACACGCTACAGCGAATTGCGAAAATAGCGAAGTCTATTATACTTTGTGGGTACGACCCTTGGAATGCGACTATGTTGGCAACCACATTGCAAGGCCTTGGAATTAAAATGGTAGAGGTTCGCCAGGGCTACAGAACCATGAGCGAGCCATGTAAGGCGCTGGAAGCTTTAGTATTAAGTGGCAAGCTCAAGCACCCGGCAAATGTGGTTTTAGATTGGTGCGTAAGTAATTGCGTTTTGGAAATAGACAGCGCCGGCAACTGCAAGCCGAGCAAAGCAAAATCGACGGAACGGATAGACGCGTGCAGCGCGTTGGTAACAGCGCTTGCGTGTATGTGTTCAAAGGATGCGGAAAATAATACACCCTCAATATATGAAAGCAACGATTTAAAATGGCTCTAAAAGATTTGCTTATGCGCGCTTTTAAGACTCCACCGCGGGCTGATTTCGAGGATTCAAGTCCCATCGGCCAGCCGATGTCGCCAAGTATTCAAAGTTACTTGAGCGATTTTAGTTCTAGCAACATTATAATCACGCCACAAAACGCGATGGAAGCGCCATCGGTTTACTCTTGCGTGAAACTTATTTCGCAAACTATTGCGCGAATGCCCTGGAATGTGTTGAAGAATAATAGCAAAACACAAACAGCGGAGCCTGATAAAGAAAATAACGTTTATGCCCTGTTGAATATTCAGGCAAACGAAGATATGACCGCCCACAGTTGGCGAGAGGTTACTATTTCCGATTTGTGTTTATACGGGAATAGCTACAGTTTTATACAGCGCAATGGAGCGGGTGAGGCGGTGGCCTTAGAACACCTTCGCCCGGACCACGTATTTATTAATAGGGATGCGGCAAACCAACCCTACTACCAATATAATAGCGGAGTTGTTTTACCAACCGCAAGCGAAGAAATTAAAATGCGGCGCTTTCGCCCGTTTGATATTCTTCATTGTATTACTTCCGTAGGCGGAGACGGCATTTTGGGCATGGGAGTAATTTATACAATGCGCAATTTAATTGCGCAAGAATTGGCGCTGGAGGAATACGTCGCTAGATTTTTTGCAAACAGCGCAAGACCAAGCGGTATATTAACAATGCCAGGCACCCTGAGCGCTGAAGCAGCTGGGCGCTTGCGCGAGTCATGGCAGAAACAACAAGGCGGAGTATTTAACAGCGGGCGCATTGCGGTATTGGAAAACGGTTTAACGTTTAGCCCAGTGTCCACCAACATGGTGGAAAACCAAATGATTGACGTCCGCAAGTATTGCCGTGGACAAATCGCCAGCGCCTTTGGCGTGCCAGCGTTTAAGATTGGCGCCACTGAAAGTATTTCCTACTCGTCACAGGAACAAGGCGAAGCAGCGTTTATCAGTTCAACGCTGGCAAACTATGCAAGCATTATCGAGCAGGAAGTAAACCGCAAATTGTTTGCGAAGAATACTGATTATTTTACGCGTATTAACTTTGATGATTTACAACGGGGTGACCGTGTATCGCGATATAATTCATACCAAATAGGTCTCACAAATGGCCTACTCACTATCAATGAGGCAAGGGCCTTAGAATCACTTCCGTCCATTGGCGAGGATGGCGACACCGTACGCGTTCCGTTGAACACAGCGGCGCCTGGCGTTGCACCTGACGGAGAAACGCCGGCGGCGGCTGGAACTGTTCCGCCGGAACAAGGAAGTGAAACCGGGACACAAGCCACGCCACCGCCGGCACCCTCCGACAACACACCTATTATCGCTGATACGGCGCTCAACGGCGCACAAATTGCGAGCATTTTGGAAATCATTGGAAGCGTTTCTACGGGCGTCATGTCCGCTGAAGCTGGCAAGGCGCTTATCCTTGCCGGGTTCCCAGCGCTTGACCCTGCAAAGATTGACACAGTGCTAGCGGGTATTAACCAAACCGCGCCAGCGCCAACCAAGGCGGCGCCCGCAACGCCAGCGCCGATGGCGCCCGCCGCGCCCGTTGCTGAAGCTAAGGCGCTGGAACTGTTCCTACCGAGCGCACTAGCCGCTATGACGCGCGCTTGCGAAGCGGAAGCAAAGTACCTGGCGTCTTGCCGGACGCCCGCCAAAGTCCAACGCTGGCGCCCTGACGTGGCGCGCCTGAGTGTTGAGTGTTCGCCAATCTACAAAGGGCTACTAAGTCTATTGGGCGGTGTGGGTGACGGTGACGGCGCCGCCATCGCTACCGCGTTCGCCGACACCATCGAGCGCGAAGCGCGCGCGCGTAAAGAAGATTGGCACACAGTGGGCCACATCGCCACCGCCGAAGCGCTAGCGCGCCGGTTGATTTCCGAAATTATTCAAACAAACCGAAAGGCACCTAATGAAAATTGAAACACGCAAGGAAGTACAAGTAAAACTAAACGCTAGCAGCGAGCCGCTGCCAGGCGAGCCGTTAAAAATTGGCGGGTACGCGGCTAAGTTTAATAACCCTTATGACATGGGAGATTGCTACGAAACCCTAGCGGCTGACTGTTTCGACGCCAGTAAAGATAATCCTAGTATAGTTTTGCTGTGGAACCATGACACCAGCAAACCACTTGGACGCGTGAGCGCCGGCAACTTGCGGGTGTTCACGGATGCGGTGGGATTGGGCTTTGAGTGTAGCCTATTGGATACACCTAGCGCGCGCGAAGTACACGCCTTGGTAGCCGCTGGCGTTTATAATCAATGTAGTTTCGGGTTTATCTGCGAACAGGAAGTAATGATCCGCGATAAGGGGGCGACGAAACCAACTCGAAAAATTCAGCGGGCTAAACTTATGGAACTAAGTCTAGTCTGTTTTCCCGCTAATCCAAATACCGAGGTTTCGGTTAGGGAACTACCAAAGCAAAAGCGACGCGTATATTTGCCGCCTGAGTTTTGAAATGTATTTGCGTAAATTTGGATTATAGTTATACTGCTACTAATTAAATATTGCCTAGCCGTGGCGCCTGACGTCGCGGCCTAGAGTGGACCAAGTGGCGCCCTGAGCGTAACGGAATCCAGCGTACTACTTTTATAATTAATAATTGGGGTTATACCCACAGGAACACCATGAATAAACCACTTGATACAGCATCCGAAGATTACGCAGCGATCTACCGCAAGTACCTAATTAAGGGGCGTAATCTTTTAACAGACGCGGAAACGCGCGCCATTTCAGTAGGCAGCGGCGGCGCTGTCATTGCCGGCGCTTCATGGGCAAAGTTTATCGACCACGCAATCACACAAGACACTTTCCTAAGCCGTGTGCGCCGCATTGAATCGACCACATCTTTTACCCAGCCAATCCTTACAACGGATAACACGCTAAACACAAATCGCGCTGAAGCAGCGTTAGGCACCGAAGGCGGAACTGCGTTTACTAAAGTGTCCGGCGGCACCGCCACAAGCACCAGCGCTTATACGTTTGGGCTTAAGAAAATTACGTCTTACGTAAAAGTTTCTAACGAATTGTTGAGTGATTCGCAAGCGGGCCAAGACATTGAAGAATTCCTAAAGATTGAGTTGACCGGTCAAATTATGACTGAAGTCAACCGCCAAATCGCAGTAGGTAACGGCGCGAGCGGTGAATGTCAAGGCGTTTACAACTCAGCTAAAAACTACGCGCGTACGGCCGCCACAGGCGTAGCCACCACCAACACAGTTAAAGACGTGCTAAGCGCTGCCTGGCTTTCAACCAACACCACGCAATCGCCAATGTCTTTTGAATCTTGGCGCAACAGTGTTGCGATTCTCAACAGCCGCGCGATGGGATCATTTGACCCAAGCGCGTTCCCGTTGTTGTTTCCAACCATGAGCGGCAACATGAGCGAAGGCACAACCTATGAAGGTCTGCCAGTTGTTTATCACCGCCTCACAACAAATGCGAGCGTAGCCAGCGGTGAGCCGTTGGTGTGTTTCGCCGATCTTTCAAAGTATTTGCTGGTTACAAACTTGGCGGGTTTCACGGTTGCCCGCTATGACGAAAATGCAGCGGACACTAATCAAACTTTATTTGTAGGAAGTGTTCGATGCGATGGCAGCATCCTAAGCACAAGCGCAGTTTTGAACGTTACACGTAGTTAACTTTTCATTGATATCTACCGCCGCGGTAGGTATCACGCTTCGCGTTGAAGCAATGATATTACCGCGGTGTTTGAACTTTTATAAGGAATGAAAACAATGGTTGGAAATTTTAAAGATTTGGTTTTGCAAATGGGCGAGGTTTACAAGTCCATGTCTGAGCTAGTAGCCGCGGGCAATTCATCCGCAGACGGTATGTCAACAGAGCAAGAGGCTCAGTATAATTCGCTTAAGGCAACTTATACCAGTCTCGGCGCTCAAAAGGCACGTAACGAGGAATTGATGGGCATGGAGAATACAGCTAAAAATACTCCAGGCGCTCCAGTGGTTCGCGAAACAAACAAGGCTATGGATAAGCGCGAAGCTGCATTTAACAAGTCTTACGAAATTCGTAGCACTGAGGAGTACGCGGCGGCCTTCGGTGAATATATGCTCAATGGCGAACACACTTCACCTTCAGCGCTTCGCGCCATTGGTG